ACACTGGGCGTACCGTGGCACATCTACCTTGTCCCACAGGACCAATGGTTGACTATCAATCCCTTGTAGGACTGCCGTGGGAATACGGCAAACAGGACTGCTACACGGTGGTACGCCAGTATTTTGCGCTGCAGGGCGTGACGCTGCCGGACTTTGACCGCCCGGATGAACTGGATCTCAGCCCCAGCATTTATCTCCGCGAAGCAGTGGCATTGGGTTTCAAGCAGGTGTCCTTTGTTGAGCGCCGCCCAGGTGACGTGCTGATCATGCGGCTTGGGACACTTCATCCGATGCACGCCGCTGTGCTGGTGGACTACGACCGAATCCTGCATCAGTTCAACGACACTCCAAGTGCTGTTGAGGATCTCCGCAGTTACTATGTAAGGAGCATTGCAGCGGTGTTCCGATATGCAGCGGGTCCGGCTGCTGGGTGAATTAGGCGACCGCTTCGGAGCAGAACACGAGTTCTACAACCTTCGCACGCCAGCAGACGCGATCAAACTGCTGTGCATCAACAACGAAGAATTCCAAACATTTTTAATTGAATCGCACGAGAAGGGTATTGGTTATCGGTTGTTGCAGGCTGATATAGATCTGGATTACAGCGATCTGCATTTGCCACTAGGTCATAAAGATCTTGTGCTTGTGCCAGTTATCGCTGGGAGTGGCAAAGGACTTACACAAGTACTGATTGGTATTGGCTTAATTGCTGCATCTTTTTTGATTCCTGGTGCGGCGGCTATCGGCACATTTGGTTTAACAAAAGCGATTGCGGTCAAAGGTCTTGTAGCTGGCATTGGCGCAACACTGGCGTTAGGCGGTGCGGCGCAACTTCTTTCCCCGCAACCTCAAGTGCCAACTCTTAGCGGGAATCGGTTTGGCAGCGGCACTAACGCCAGCACTCGCGGTCCTCAATCCGAAACTCGTGGCGCCGACGGTCAGCAATCCTACGCCTATACCGGCGCTGCAAATACGGTTGGTATGGGCGCTGTTGTGCCTGTCGCTTACGGCAAGGTTTTGGTGGGCAGCCAGCTACTTTCTGCCAATGTTGAAGTTACCGATGAGTCTGACCCACTGAGCACCGCGATCAAAACACCAAGCTTTGATACAATCCGCATTGGCGGTGAACCGGTTGGCTATGGCTACAGCGACGTATCGGGTATTCAAACACGCCGGACTGACGAAACCAGCTTTAACAGAGCCAACCAGTACAACCTTTACTACAACCTCGGCCTTGCCAACGGTAACGAAACTAAATACACATTTGACACAAAAAATGATAGCCGTAATAATTTTGCTGTGTGCCTAGGTTTACCTGTAGGTATTAGAGATCGAGTGTCTGGGGCTGGTTCTAGCCTTGTAGATGGTTTTATTACTTACCGGGTTACTGTTACACGAGGCAAAACGCAAGATGTGTTGGGCAGCATCCAAGCCACAATTCAAGGGCTAGCCTTCGGACATTATCGCTGGGTCCATAGGTTTAGTCATGCCAACAACGATAAAGACGATGGAACAGTCCGCGTAGAGATTATTGATTTTCGCTGTGAGGGCGATGTTTACCTACAACTACAAGCCGCTGGGTACAACTTCTAATGGCGCTTAACTCCACCTCTACGATCAAGATCTTAGATCTTCTTTGCGAAGGTCCGATTGATGGCATCGAGGGTGCCGAGGCTGGCGTTTATCTTGATGAAACCCCGATTGTTAGCGCTGGCAACAGAAATTACCCGCAGCAGGACGTTAATTACGAATTCCGGGAAGGTACAGCTAGCCAAAACGCACCAAGCACCGCCCCCGGTGTTACCTCCACTGTCACGGACATCAATACACAAATCGGCACAAACTACAGCGAAGACTTAAACGCAGACAATCTTGTCGTCAACCGAAATTACGGTGGCGGCCAACTGGTAAGACAAATAACCGATACAGACATCGACTCATTCCGCATTCTGTTTACAATCCCCAAGCTGTTCTCTGTCGCCAAAGAAGGACTGGCGCAAGGGCAACTTTTTAGCGCAACGATTGGCATTATTATCCAGGTTCAGTCACGCGGCAGTAGCTACAACACTGTTTATACCCGCCGCATCACTGGGATCTCAACAACGAACTACCAGTTCACCACACCAACCATCAATTTTGATGGCGTTGGTCCTTGGAATATCAAGGTCATTAAAGAAGATCTTGGCGAAGACGGTTTTGAGGTTAAATACTTTAATTTCCGCGACAATCCTCAAAACACCTCCATCGCCAATGATCGCGGCAATGAGATTTATTGGACGAGTCTGATTGAACAGCAGAACATCCGCACTGGTTATCCCTATTCCGCTGTTGTCGGTCTTTCCGTATCTACCCGTCAATTCAACAGCCTTCCGACTCGCGCTTATTTGATTCGTGGCCGCAAGGTCTTGGTGCCAAGCAACGCCACTGTTCGCCCTGACGGCAGCTTGCAGTTTGATGGCGCATTTAACGGCAGCCTGCGTGGTCCGGTATGGACAACCTGCCCGGTCTGTTGTTTTTACGACATGCTCACCAACCCGCGTTATGGCGCTGGTGACTTCATCACATCAGCCAACCTGAGCTGGACAGATCTGTATCCACTGGCGCGTTACGCCAACCAGCTAGTTACCACACCAGACAACACGCAAGAGCCGCGTTTTGCCTGCAACGTCCTAATTGGTGACCAGGCAGATGCGTATAACGTCCTGCAGGATCTGGCCAGCGTGTTCCGTGGTTTGTTGTACTGGTCTGCCGACGTGGTGCAGGCTGCTGCAGATCACGGCAATTTGGACGGCACCAACATCTCACCAGCGCACGTATACACCAATGCCAACGTTATTGATGGCGTATTTGAGTATTCCGGCAGCTCGCTAAAATCACGCGCCACCAGCATCCGCGTCCGCTACAACGACCCTGAAAATTTCTACAAGTCGAACTACGTCGTCGTTGAAAACAGCGATCTGATCAGCAAGTACGGCTATCAAATCCGCGAAATTGTTGCTTTTGGCGCTACCTCAAAGTGGCAAGCCCAGCGCGTTGGGCAATGGATTCTCAAGACCGAAGAACTAAAAGGCGACACGGTTACGTTTACCACCGGCTTGGCTGGTGCGGTGGTGCTGCCTGGGCAGGTCTTTGCTGTTGCTGATCGCCTTCGTCAGGGCACCCGTGTTGCCGGTCGCATCAGCAGCGCCACCACAACTGCAATTACCTGTGATCAGACGATCACGTTGCCATCTGGTGGCAGCCACGAAATTACCTGCATCCTGCCGGACGGAAGCGTTGAAACCCGCAGCATCACCTCCGTCGCTGGCGCTGTTGTCAACATTGGCACTGCATTTACAACTGCGCCGCAATCGCAAGCGATTTACAGCATCAGCAGCTCGGCACTAAAAGAACAGAAGTTCCGTTGTATCAGCGTTGCCGATAACGGTGACGGACAATTCAGCATCACAGGCGTTGTTCACAATGACAGCATTTATAACGCTGTTGACACTGGAACGAATCTGACATTTAACGACGTTACCAGTTACGACACTAACCCCGATCCTGTCACCAACCTGACGCTCACAAACACGCAGATTGTCGTCAATAACAACAAGGCAAACCGCCTACAAGCCGCATGGTCGCGTGCCACTGATGGGCAAACGTTTGGTTTTGAAATTCGCTACAAAATTGGCGAAGGAAATTACATCACAGGCGAGTTAACTGAGGCTTCGTACTTTGTTGATTATTTGCCGCCCAGCACTACGGTCAAGTTTGAAGTGCGCGCCATTGGGCAGTTGCCGCTCAAGCGCAAATCAATCTGGTCTACTGCCACGATCACAACTCCTGCAGATGGCACCAGCATTTACGATCCAACGCTGCCGCCTGATCCGCAAAACGTCACCATCGAGGCTTTCGGTAACGACCAAGTTCTGCTGCGCTGGAACAAACCGATTGCGGCTAACAGCTTTGAACTGATCGCTGTTATCCGCCACAGCAGCAAAACAGACGGCACTGGCGAATGGGCGGGCTCCACGCTGGTATCGCAATCAATTACCGCCAATACTGCGCAGGCAATTCTGCCGCTGATTGAAGGCGAGTATCTGATCAAGTTTGAAGATCGCAGTGGACGTCGCAGTAACAATGCTGTCAGCGCAACGATTGATCTTCCTAATCCCATTCCCCGTTTCAACATCACAACTGTTCGGGAAGACACCACAACTCCGCCATTCCAAGGGCAAGTTGATGGCGCCTTTTACAGCGATGAATATGACGGCTTGGTGCTAGATGGCGATGCCACGATTGATGGTGTGCCAGACATTGACGCCCTTACTTCGTTTGACTTTTACGGCATTCGTGGCACTACTGGACGTTATTACTTCCGCAACATTCTTGATATTGGCGGCAATTACAGCGTCGTTTTTAGTCGCATCCTTTCTACGACTGGTTTGTATCCGGCAGATACGATTGATGACCGCACCAATGAGATTGACCGCTGGAGCGACTTTGATGGTCTGATTCCCGATGACACCAGCGCAGACATTTATTTCCGCACAAGCCCAGACGCCACGGTCGATGAGTTCCTGTTGCTGGAAGATGGCGACAAATTACTTTTGGAAGACGGCGACGACTTTGAGTTGGAATCCGACATTGATTTTGGCGATTGGATCCCGTTGCGAGCAGGACGTTATACCGGACGCCAATTCCAGTTCAAGTGCGAGCTAACCACCAGCGCCGACGACCAAACACCTCTTGTGACCGAGCTGGGCTACGTCATGCAGCTGGAAAGCCGCACTGAGCGCAGTACCACGCTGACCACCACCGCTGCTTCTTACGCCGTCACCTACGCCAAGCCGTTTTACGAAACGCCAGCACTTGGTGTTACAGCTTTCAATCTTGGCACTGGGGACTATTATGAGATCACTTCGCCTTCCCGTACGGGCTTCATGGTGACGTTCAAGAACTCCGGTGGCACAGCAGTCAGCAGGCAGTTCCAATACGTAGCGTCTGGCTACGGCACTGAAGAAATCTGACAATGGCACAAGCAGACGGCATCGTCAGTAATGGTTCAGGCGCTGCGGTACGCGCCGACATCAACAACCAGCTTGCTGCGGTCTTCACCAACCACAGCGGCACAACCGAACCAACGACGACCTACGCCTATCAGTTCTGGGCTGATACCACCAACAACCTACTTAAGATCCGCAATAGCACCAACAGCGGCTGGGTCACGCTGCGGCAGCTGGACGGCGAGTTTGATACGCTGCCGGTGGAAAACGGCACAAATAGCGCCCCGTCGATTTACTTCAAGGCCAGCGGCACTGACTCCGGCTTCTACAGCCCTGGCACTGATCAGGTTGCTGTTTCCACTGCCGGTGTTGAGCGCGTCAATTTCAACGCTGCCACTGAAGTTGTTTTTAACGACACTGGCGCAGACGTTGACTTCCGAATTGAAGGCGACACGGAAGAAAACCTATTCGTTGTTGATGCTGGCACCAACGAAGTAAGGGTTAAAAACCTCAACGGTGGACCGCTGGCTGGCTTCCGTAACCGCATTATCAACGGTGACTTTGCCATTGCGCAAAGGGCTACGAGCTTCGTAGCCAGCGCAAACGACAATGACGCATACACGTTGGATCGCTGGTATATCCTCAGCGATGGTAACGATGCAATTGATGTAACACGAGAAACGTCAGTTGTACCAGCTAATCAGAAATATGCCATTGCCCTTGATGTTGAAACAGCTAACAAGAAGTTTGGTATTGCGCAAATTATTGAAAGTGATAATTGCGTTGGGCTAACAGGCGGCACCGTAACTCTTAGCTTCAAAGCTAAAGTCAGTGCTACTACCAAGTTGGACAATGTAAAAGCTGCTGTTGTTGCATGGTCTGGCACGGCAGATACAGTTACAAGTGACATCATCAGCGCATGGGGCGCAGAAGGCACCAACCCAACGCTAATTGCAAATGCTACTTACGAAAACACTCCTGCAAACTTAAGTGTTACCACTAGCTACGCCACTTACTCGCTAACGGCCAACATTGACACGGCAAGTACAACCAACATTATTGTATTTATCTGGTCTGATGTAACTGACACCACGGCCGGAGACTTTCTCTACCTCACTGATGTCCAACTTGAACCCGGCACCGTCGCCACCCCGTTTGAGCGCAGGAGCTACGGGCAGGAGCTGGCGTTGTGTCAGAGGTATTACTGGAAAGGCAATCTTCCAATTATGCGTAACTTTACCGGCAGCACAATCGCAGTTCAAAGTTCCATTGGATTTCCTGTAAAAATGCGTCAGGCACCGACTGTAACCATTGGCACTGGAGCAGTTGAAACTGCATACGCTGATTGTATGTCTTCTTATGCAGAATCAATAGGTTCAGGAGTTGCTTATACACCTGGACAAGGAACCGCCGCCGCCGAGCTGTAACCCATGACCTACCAACTCACTCAAAACAACTTAATCCTCCGCATTGCGGACAACGCCTTCATCCCACCTGCTGAGGGCAACACCGACTACCAGGCGTACCTGAAGTGGCTCTCTGAAGGCAACACCCCCGAGCCTGCCCCAGTGCCCCCACCAGCCCCAGTACTCACCACTGAGCAGAAGCTGGAAGCTGCTGGGTTGACCGTGGCGGAACTTAAAGAACTGTTTGGTCTTGATTGATGGCTGACCGTAAGATTACAGACCTAACGGAACTTCTAGCCCCGGCGGCTGATGATTTTCTGCCGATCATCGACAGCTCCGAAGCGGCAAACGCCGACAAAAACAAGAAAATCAAATATGAAACACTAAACCGCAGTCTGCCTTCCGGCACTGCTGGCGCACCTAGTCTTGCTTTTACAGCAGATACCGGAATTAGCGGCATTTACCGCAGCGGTGCCAATGAAGTAGCGGTTAGCAACAACAGCACTTTTACCGGCAAATTTACCACTGCTGGCTTCCAACTTGGCACTGGTACAGCTGCTGCTCAACTGCATCTCTTCAGCAGTGATACGACCGATCAGGTCATCATTGAAAATACCGATTCTGGGTTAGATACTGCGCCCGATGTGGTGTTGTATCGCAATAGCGTTAGTCCCGCTGTCAACGATAACCTTGGCAACATTGAGTTTCGCGGTAAAGACTCTGCCGCCAATACTCATGCCTACGCACAGATTACTGCCGGCATCAAGGTTGCAACAAACGGCACTGAAGACGGCATCTTGGATCTTATGTCTTCGGACACGGGAACAACTGCCAGCCGTGTGCGTTTGTACGGCAGCAAGGTAGGTATTGGTGAAGCAACACCGCTATACCCGGTACACATTACCTACAGCACACTTGCTGGAACGACGCTACAAATTGAATCCAAGCTTGTCGATTCCGCTTCTGCTGGTGATATCACCCTCTACCACCACCGCAATAGCGCCGCCGGGCAAGATGGCGATGTAATTAGCTCGCTGTATTTCCGCAGCAAGAACGACAATGCAACGCCCGAGGATATTGATTACGCGCAGGTTGTTGGCAGCATCGTTGATGCCAGCGATGGCACAGAAGACGGCAAACTTGAACTCAAGGTTTCTGCAGCTGGAACGTTAACCACTGAGCTGGCAATTACTGCTGCCAACATCACGCTTGGTGTTCGCCCAATCCTGCCAACGCATACTCCAGCGTCCGCCTCCGATACAGGTACTGCGGGTGAAGTTGCTTGGGACAGCTCGTACATCTACATTTGCACCGCAACCGATACCTGGAAGCGGGTCGCAATCAGCACATGGCCGTAAAATCCAAGACCGCACTGGGGCGCGTTGACCACAAAGCCGGTCGTCCTAAAACCACCAGTCAGGGAATGGGACAGCATTCGCGCCCACGTCGTCGCGGCAAAAAAGCCCTTCGCGGTCAAGGACGCTAATCTGATTAGGTAGCTATTGTCGCCATGATTGAAGTTGTAGCCGCCATCGCTGGCGCATCAATTTCCGTGGCGGCTATGGGCGCGATGGGGTTCAGCAGACGTAGCGACGAAGCACGCGACGCCGTAATACGGCTCACAAGTGCAGTAGAACACATCGCCACGCAGCTTGAGGTACTCCACACCGACATAAAGGAAGATCGCAAGGAAACGTTTACGCGGCTGAATACGGTTGAGCAAAGGGTATCTAAGCTAGAAGCACAGCCACGGGCGCGCTAGTCATGGATCGTTTTGCTGATTACATCGCTTTAGTCGTTGCCATCCACGGCGTTGCGTTGATCGTAGTTAACTTGACTCCTACGCCTAAAGACAATGCGGCACTTAGCGCTACAGCCAAGGCAGCAGTCAAGATGTATAGGGCCATTGAGATCCTTGCTGGCGTGATCACTCCGTTTGTCAAGCGATGATCAAGCTGAGCGATCTGTTTAAGTACTACAAACACGGCACGCCGCATCAAATGGCGGCCATCTCTGAATTAGAGGCTGAGTTATTAAAAGTTGCGCCTGAAGTCTTTAATAGGGACCAACCGTGGTACAAGACTTGGCAGGCTGGCGGCAGGCTGCATAATTATGAGCCAGCCATAAAGCTCATTAAAGAGTTCGAGGGCGTGCACCTCAGCGCTTATCCAGATCCGCTGCACGGATGGGAGGTGGCAACCATCGGCTATGGCACTACGCGCTATCCAGATGGCCGCAAGGTGCAACGCGGTGACAAGATCACCGTAATTGATGCCGATCAGTTGCTGGCGCTTGAAGTGGAGCGTATTGCCGCAAAACTGCGCAACAGCGTGCCGTTTTGGAGTGAGATGACGAGCAATAAGCAATGCGCTTTGATCTCCTTCGCCTATAACCTTGGCGCCGGGTTCTACGGCAGCACTGGTTTTGAGACGATCAGTAAATGCCTTGCCGGCAAAGACTGGCAGGCAGTGCCAGCAACAATGGAGCTATACCGCAACCCAGGCAGCGCTGTAGAGACAGGTTTGCTGCGTCGTCGCCGCGCAGAGGGCCGGTTATGGGCCGGTGAGCAGCAGCAGGATCCAGCCAAGCTGTCGCCCAATAGTGCATTTACAGCTCGCATCACACCGCACGTGCAGCTTGGTGAGTTTGCGCTATTTCAAGAAGCACGGCGCTTTGACCATCAATACCAGCTCGACACGGCAGCAGAACTAGCGGCATTCCTTGAGCGTGCACGTGTCAAGTTTGGCGGCAAGCCTGTGGTCATCACTAGTGGCTATCGCCCGCGTGCCATCAATGCAGCGGTAGGTGGCTCCAGTGGCA